ATGACCTGAGCCTGTATTTAATGCTACGTTTGATGAATACCTATTGTCGTCATCATCAGTGAGCCATTGTATTCGGCTTAGGTTATATTCGAAGTTTTTTAGATTAGAAAGCATGTTTGTAATATGAACTAATAATTTTCATAACATTTTTAATATCTTGCCCCTCGGCATAGGTAACTGAATAGTTTCCGACCTTTTCGGATTTTACTTGTGATACTCCTTTTTTAGAAAACAAAGCCTTTTGAGCTGTTATAAAAGCACAAGCATAATTTATATCAAATGGAATTTCCTCGCTGAAGCCAAATTTACCTGTAACTGATATATTCATGAACCCAAGAGGGAAACCACTCTTAGAATAGAGAATAGACCCCCTGTGTTCGACATCTCGAACGTTATCATCAACCTTGCACTCATCAATTTCGATAATATCGTCAATTACAAGTTTTGCGTAGCCTGAACCATCAAATTTTCTTGTTTCAGTATTTGAAACATCAAAAGACCTTCTTGTCATTCTATCTATCTCAATAGACGATGCCTCGATCCATTTAAGTATTTGAGGTTCAAAGTCATCTATAAAAGTATCAGGAATTATGTTTTTGACGTCTTGGATTGTGCAGTATTTTTTTGACATGATGTTTTTTTGTTAATCTTTTCATCTTTCATCTGAGTATTTTTAATTCTATCTTTCCAATCTTTAAAAATTACATCGATACGATTTTCTTTTTTCTTTTTATTTTCCATAATGATTTCAGTTACAAACTGACTACAAAACCTATAAAGGTTCTGCATGTCAATCAATAAAGATTAAGCCTCTGCTACTAGTCTTACACAAGCTGTTGGTAAGATAACAATATATCCAACTCGTGTAACCCATCGAATTGCTTCTCGGTCAGTCGTGAATGTATTAATATCACCGTCATTGGCTTGATTTCGTACTACAGCCGAGTTCGTTCGGTCAAGTGAAATTCCACCTTTGAATCCCAAAATAGCAGTCTTGTTTAAGTTACCAAATAGGGCAAGTCCAAGGTCTGCACTTGCGAATGTTGGTAAAGCCTCAACAAGAACAACTGGATAACCTGCTAGTGTAGGTACTCCAGATGCCTCGAATGGGTTTTGGTAAATATATCGCCCGTCTCCATCTTTTAACAATCTGATTTGAGTCAGAACTGTTCTATGGAAGTAGAACTTAGCTCCATCATGAGCTCCTGTAGGAAGTGCATCAATTAACTCGAATACTTTTTCTACAGTAATATCAGCTTTTGTTGCAATTTCAACTTCTGGAATAGCAGTTACTTGAAGAAGTCCTGTGAACCCTCCATCTGTACCTGTACCACCACCATTGAAGAATGCTGTATCCTCTGCCTTAGAAAATCCTTCAGCAACACGTTGTCCGATGAATGAAAGTAAGTCAATTTCTTCATCATCAAGTAATTCTCGTGAGATAACTGCGATTGCAGCCAACTTTTTAAGTTTTAACTCTGTTTGCGTTAGAGCAACACTTACTGTTGGGATAACTCCTGCCTCATCTACCCATGAAATAGCAACATCAGTTGTCAGTGCGTTGGCATCGTATGCATTCTTAGATAGCTGAGTAGTAAAAAACTCTCGTCGAGCTACACCAAATTCAGTAATAAGGTTTCGGATTTCTGCTGAAAGTTCGCTGTCAACAATATCTGCACCTGCATCGCCAGTAGTCAATTCCTTGATTGTAGCAATATCACCTTCTAGAACTGATTTAGAAAGCTGTCGTAGGTATCCGTTCATTTTTGAACGTGCCTCTCGTACTGATTTTTCACCAGTCCCAACATTTTTCTTTGCTAGTTCTTTTTGTTCAGCCTTAAAGTCTGCAACTTCTTGTGAAAGTTCAGATTTAATCTTAGCAACTTTTGTTTCAACTTCTACTCCTACAAAGTCCTTAATAGTTTTAAGAGCTTTTTGTTCGTCATCAGCATCTTTTGGATTATCTTCGGGCAATGCAGTTGCTTCGTCTACTGCGTCTTCAACAATTTCTTTTTCCTCATCTTCTAACCCTTTGAATAGGGCTTTTACATTTTCCTTTTCTGATTTAAGAGCAAATCCTTTTGCTTTCAAAGTTTTAAGGAATTTAAGTAATTCTTTCATAATTTGTAAATTTATTAATATTTATAATCAAGTCCTGCATTAAGGAGCTAATATGCTTATCTTGACTTTAAAAAAGATTATTTCAATCCGTCCCTAATCGTAGAGAATAGTTTGCGTTTCTTTTCATGTGGGTTTTTAATTGCTAATCCCGATGCAATTTTCATGAGTGTATTAGTATCTTTTTCTTTCATTTCTGAAATTACCTGAAACAGGCTCTTTTTGTTTCCTTGGGATACATACTCAACTTTCTTAGTCTCGGGCTCTGTGGGCAATTCTGTTGCCTCTGGTTCGATATCATCAACAGCCTTTACCTCAACACTTCTTTCCAATAAAGCCTCTGGGTTTGCTGGTACTGATACTGCTGAAACTTCGATTATTTCTGATTTCAAAATATTACCATTACTGTCAAACTCTTTCGGTATTGTTCCAATAGATGTTGCAAAGAGAAAACCATCCTCTGCCATATCTCGCGCCATTAAACCTAATGGATTTTTTAAATTAAAAATAACATCACCTTGAAATTTTCCATCCTTAACTTTTGCTCGGTCAATTTTACCAATAATCTTTTCTATTGAATAATAATTGTGCGAATCAAGAAAGACTGGATTCTTTTTAAAACTTTTTAAATCAAAGTTCTGAAAAACACGTTGACCATGTCTATCTTCAGTATCAGTTGAAAAAATAAAATGATATTTATTTTCTGAACCTTCTGCTTTGGTATATGTTGTTTCGGCATCAAAAACAAAGCCTTTATACTCGCCTTTAACCTTATCCCATAGTTCTTTATGAGATATAACACCATATTCACCAAATGTCTCTTTTTTTAAATGTAAAAACTTTTTCATATATATATTTATTATAGCATACTAGATCATAGTACATTGACAGTTAATATCCTCACCTGCATTTCCAGTAGCACCCGGAACTTGCCCACTAGCACCACTAGGTAGTTTGAATGAACTATTTATTGGCACCTCATCGCCATCCATTGACTGGTGGCTATCTCTTACTCCACCCTTTACACCCGGAGCCCATATCCAAGTCTTCATCTCGTTTCCATTTTGTTTTGATGCGTCAAGTGTTGCGTTTTGTAAAATGTTATGGGTTTCAGTTCGCGCGATAGTTTCGGCTCGTGCGACTGAAAATTCTTCATACTTTCCTTCTAACCTATCTACTAACTGATCTCGTGTTTCATTTTCAGCAATAGACAATGACATCTCTTTCGCAATAGTCTTTGATGTTGTTTCGTTTACGACGGTTGAGGTAAACTCTGCTCTGTTCTTGATAAGCTGTTCTGCATTTGAATTAAATACATACGGAATATCGCTGATCAATAACATATGTTCTTTTCCTTGCTCAATGAATATAGCTTTTAGTACATCCATTAAATCAATCCTTAGTATTTCTTTTTCTTGCGTTATGTTAAATATTTCAGATACATTCAACTTCGTTCCCTGCAATTTATCAATCACTCTTTTCTCTTGGGCCTTGAAATAATTAACCATTAAGGTATTCATGACCTTTGAGTTATTATCTAGCTTTTTAGAATATACCTTAACAAAGTTTTGCTTAAATTTGTCTGAGTATTCCTTTTGACTTAGATTTTTAAGTTTTTTTTTAGTCTCCGGTTCTTTTTCTGCCGATAGAGCAATAAGATTGAATGGAACCAAAATATCATCACCTCCCTTTATTTCGGGTAATCCTAATGCTTCCCTTTTTTCATTGATAGTCATTGCGTGAATTTTATCAGCAACCTCTAAGTCCTTTCTTTTTTCGTCTTCATCATGAGGTACTGGATCAATAAGAGTCAGGTCAAGATTTTCTGGCATGAGTCGCCAGTTCAAGACATCTATAATTTCACCTTGTAATGGTTTGATAGTTTCTTTCAAAAATATTCGAATAGATGCCTCTGCATTTGCAAAGGTTGCACCACTTGTAACCCCTAAAATCTCGATAGGTACGTTTGTTAGTATTGAAATATCATCAACAGACATTTTCTTTGTGGCAACATACTCCAAGTCCTTTGAAGATGCTCCCAGTCTTTTGATATCAATATCACCACCTGCAAAGAATGGTTCCTGGCCCCCTGTAATATCGTGGCTCTCTTTTCGTGATTTACGATAACCCTCTTTCATTTCCTCTAGCTGTAAACTATTGACTACACTTTTTGCTTGAATGATAGTGTCGAGCTTACCACCTGTTGCGAGGTTGTATGCTTGGTACTCATCGGAATTGATATTTGTTTCCAACGCTCTCACCCCTGAATACATAAGACTTTCTGGGAGAATAGGATTTAACGGGCTTGGGTTGTTGTTATAAATAATCTCGTCTAATTTATATCTCACTGAATTACCACCAAAGGTATAATCATAAGCTAGTATTTTTTCATTATGAATATCTGTATGAAGTTCAACATACAAAGGGTTCAGTAGAATTAATTGCTTAGGCACTGTATTTGGTTTAAATAATTCAGCCTCGCCAAAGTCTTTTAAGATATAAAAAGCTCCGTAGATATCCATGTACTTTTGCAATAGTCTAAAAAATTGAGTCTTTGTTTGGTAGCTGTTTGGTTCCTCTAGCAATTTAGAATAATCATTGATAACCTCATTACCTTTTAAATCTTTAATGCTGAATTTAATCTGACCTACTTTTTCAGCTCTTTTATTTAGAGCCCTATTTAAAAATAGAGATTTCTCGTAATAAGACATCCCTTTTAATTTGCTGTATCTGAAATTAGATTTTTCTGAGTTGTTACCAAAAACCCATGTAACACTATCTCCTACTCCTTTCTTAAAAATTGATTTTATATTTTCAAACATATATTTAGTATATCATATGAATTAATTATTATTACTAATTCTAGCCTGTGCAATTTTACAATACTCTGGGTCTAATTCTATCCCTATAAAGTCAAAGCCTTCTAGTACGCAAGCCTTACCTGTAGAGCCACTTCCCATAAAAGGGTCTAAACATGTTCCTCCTTTAGGTGTTACAAGACGTACAAGGTATTGCATGAGTGCTGTTGGTTTTACTGTTGGGTGGTTGTTGGCTCTGACTGCTGGTTTTTGTCCTGTCGTGTTATTACTATTTCCATTGTCTGCTTTTCTCTCTGACATCGTCTTGCTTTCCTTCTCCTCAAAATATTCCAACCCCTCATTCCTATCTTTCTTTGAAGACTTAGCACAATAAAAGAAGCGTGCAGCAGAGCCAGAGTCGTTAAAATTGCTAGGTGCTTGTGGCTTATCTCCATTAAACATTGAGGTTTCTGCATTATCGTATTCTTTGCCTGCATAGTTATATGGTTTACCACCATTTCCCTTTCCAGTGCTTGGAAACAACCCCACCACCTCATCACTTCCGTCATGCAGGAAGTTTGCAGGAAATCTGCCTACTCTTTCTTCG